CCTCTACGATGAGGGCTTTGCCATTGATATGAGTGCCGATGATTCTTCTGATGAAGAAGATACCATCGGCATTTGTATTTCCATGCCCACGAGCCTCTTCACCTTAAGGCATTTGCAGAACCTCAAGGACATCCTTGATGCCAAGGCAGATCTTATAAAAAAGGCCTTCGGCATTGATGCGTTGCCCGTTGAAATCAACGAAAAAACAGTGTCCTTCCCTTGGTTTCTAGGCACCCACACCCCAGAGGAAATAAAAGCCTACGACACATTCATCTGCAAGCTTTGTGACTTGGCAAGAAACCTTCAGCGTGTAAACGCAAAGGACAAAGAAGTCGAAAACGACAAATACGCATTTCGTTGCTTCCTTCTTCGACTCGGCTTTATTGGAAACGAATATAAAACCGAGAGAAAAATACTCCTCCGAAACCTCGAAGGCTCCTCGGCCTTCAAATCCGCAAAGGAGGTAAACGAATAATGTTTGGTATCGATAAAGACACTCTCGCAAGGCTCAAGGAAAGATACCCTGCTGGCTGTCGTGTTGAGCTTACACACATGAACGACCCCTACAACACTACTCTTCTTCCTGGTGCTCAAGGCACTGTCATCGGTGTTGATGATATCGGCACCATCCACGTAAAATGGGACTGTGGCTCAAGCCTCGGTGTGGTTTTCGGTGAGGACTCTTGCAGAAAACTCGACTCGGTCAAGGTCATCTGCTATGGTGAAGAAAAGGTGTGGCCTCTTAGAACCGATGCTATCAAATTCTATCTTGAGGCTATGGCTTTCAGTGAGGGAGCCGAGCGTGAACGCTATACACGAATCTATGTTCAACTGATTGAAGGCTGTGAGGTGTGCAAAGATGTATATGATGAATAATAAGCTCAAGCTACAAATCCTTCAAATCCGTAAGAGTGGCCTTACCAATATGTTTGACACCATCACCGTTCAGCGAATAGCCAACGAGATGCACTTCTATGAGCTTGTCGTTTTTATAGAGGAGCATCGAAAAGAATATATACAGTTCATTTTGACTGGCAAGCCTTTTTAGCCTATGCTGTACACATATAAATTTGTTACTGGTGATGAGACCATCGAAGTCGATGAAGAAACATATGCCATGCTTAAGGAAGCAGACCGATTAGAACGAAACAGTTCTATCAAATACCGAAAGAGCACAAACAGCATTGATGCATACGGATTTGAACCCTCATTTATGGGTGTTGAGGATGAGAAATTCAAGGATGACCCTACAAAATCCCCCGCTTACGAATATGCGATGAGTCACCTCACACCGAGGTATCAAGCAATAATGATTCATAGGCTTATCCATGGTAAGAAGTGGCAAGAGGTTGCCGATGCTTGCAACTCGACAATGCATGCGGTTTGGCACTCTTTTGAAAAAGCAAAAAAACTCTTCTTACAGCATTACGAAGAAGGAGTGTGGTTGTTTTCAGCAGAAAATGTCACTCGACCCGCAAACGACAGAATTCATTTTATTCCCCCTGGACTGAACATAGAACAAATCGAAAAGATACGTGAATATCGTTCCCAAGGGCTTAGTCAATATAAAATTGCTGACATAATGGGACTCCCAAGAAATCAAGTAATGTCTTGCTTACGCAAAAATCCGATACTCGAATTCAAGTGCCTTTACTGTGGCAAGATGGTCCCACAAAACGGTCGAGGAGAACTGCAAAAGTACTGTAGTAGGCAGTGTTACCAAAGGTGGTACCGAAAGGAGTATTCATTACAAACAGAACAGCCTGTACAAGGCAAGCACGCTTTGATGAATAGGCAACAAAGAATTGCAGCGGATTATTATTTGCAAATTCATGTGCCTCGCATTCAAATAGCCAAAATCATGGATATCCCTCACTCATATATTGTTGCCCACGCAACTGGCTTTCCTCTCCCCTATACGGAATGCGTAACTTGCGGAAAGAAAATACCTGGCAATGGAGGTCAACCTCAATCAAAATACTGTTCAAGGCAATGTAAGAACCGACACGATCATTTAAGCTCAAAAGCACGTAAATTGAATATACCTAACATCGTAACACCCGAGCAACTCTATTATGCGGTTGAATTAAGAGATGACTGTTATACATACGACCAAATATGCAGACTAACAGATATCCCTGAAGAAAAACTGCCAATTGTATTTAGATTCCATAAAGAAGTAAACAGAACTTGTCTTTTTTGCAAGAAACCATTCACCACCACATCAGTGCACCAATTACACTGCTCTGAAGAGTGTCGCAATCAAGAGAAAGAAAAACGAAGAGTAAAAAGATTAAACGCAAAAAGAAGGAAAAGAGAAAATGAAAAGAAAACTCGCTAAAAAGGTCATCGTTGGATTTGTCTATATCACCAATGTTAATGTATGGTATCCAACAAGCATCAAGGGCTCTTTCCCCATGTATACTGCAACAATCCTCATTTCTCCCACTGATGCTAAAGCATTAGAAGGAATAAACATGGCAATCGAAAACACAGTCCAAGAGGGACTACTAATACATAGTGGTTTTCGCAGAGCCTCTAAACACAATCTCCCTTTACACAACTTTGTAGAAGATCAATATTCCCCTTTCCATGGTTATTACGTTATCAATGCTTCAACCTTTGATACCCCTTCTATACTAGACCATAAGGTGTTCCCTATAACGGATCATAGCGAAGTTGTTAATGGCTCTAGAGTTAGGGTGTCACTAACGTTTTTTCCTGCGAAAAAGGATGACACCTTCTGTGTAGGATGCAAGCTTGGAAACATACAAAAATCCGTTCACAAGCCCGAGCCCATTAGCCTTCCCCCAATGGATTTAGATTGGTGTCATGAGGAGTTCTTACGCATCCTTTACGAGAGCAAATTACCGACATAATATACACAATTTATACCCCAAATCTTTGTGTAATATATTATCGCAAAATGACTGGATATATGTAGATTAGTATGGTAATATGTGAGTACAAAAAGGAACGGAGGACATCCAAATGACAACCTACAAAAACTTCAAAAACCAAGTAGCAAGCATCAAAACACAGAACGACCTTATCGATGCTCACATAGCAATTTGCCAAGCCTACAGTGCTTACAAAATCAGCCACGCACAGTTCACCGAACTTTCCGCTGAAATGAGAGCAAAGAGACTTGAAAGAAAAATTGCTTGGGGTGCGAGCATTTAAGGAGGATACGACAATGATGGACAGATTTACAACACTTGAGCAACTTATCATGGACACCACCCCAAGAGGTGCGGTCATAAAATACGGTCAGAACGTTTTAGTAACAGACCTTCACTGGAAAGGAGATTACACCGCAAAGGTTTATGAGTTCATCGAGACTCCCGAAGAAACTGGACTCAGCGACCTCGAGTGCAGACTTTCCTTAATTGCAGAATCCGCAGAACACTTCAAAGACAGCGGACACGCAACAGAATGGTGCTTGCAACACAGATAAAAACCTAGGGATAGAGCCACATGGTTCTGTCCCTTGCTCATTGTCAAAAGAAAGGAGGAAACCGATATAGCTAAGAAAAAATATACACCGACAAAGTTCAAGGCCAAGGGCTCCTACTACGACAAAGATGCTGCAGATTACGCTGTTAGCTTTATTGAGTGCCTATGTCATACGAAAGGAACCTGGGCAGGCAAACCATTCAAGCTCCTAGATTGGCAAGAGCAGATTATTCGTGACCTCTTCGGAATATTGAAACCGAATGGGTACCGGCAATTCAACACCGCTTATATAGAGATACCAAAGAAGATGGGCAAATCCGAGCTTGCTGCTGCGGTTGCCCTTTTGTTATGCTGTGGAGATGGTGAGGAACGTGCCGAAGTTTATGGATGCGCCGCAGACCGTCAGCAGGCTTCCATCGTTTTTGAGGTAGCTGCGGATATGGTGCGAATGTGCCCTGCCCTTGCTAAGCGTGTAAAAATCCTATCCGCTGCCAAGCGTATACAGTTCTTACCCACTAACAGCTTTTATCAAGTTCTCTCTGCTGAGGCTTACTCCAAGCATGGCTTTAATATACACGGGGTGGTATTTGATGAGTTGCATACCCAGCCTAACCGAAAACTCTTTGATGTTATGACCAAGGGCTCCGGTGACGCTCGTATGCAACCGCTGTACTTTCTTATAACCACCGCAGGAACGGATACAAAATCTATCTGCTACGAAACACATCAAAAGGCAAAAGACATCTTGGAAGGCAGGAAAATTGACCATACCTTCTACCCTGTCATATTCGGTGCCGATGAGGGTGATGATTGGACAGACCCGAAGGTGTGGAAAAAAGCAAATCCCTCCCTCGGTGTTACAGTTGCCATCGACAAGGTTCGTGC